TCTAAATCTGCATCTTTTAACCCGTAAGTTTTACAGACCCACTTTCTAGTGAGCCTGTAATACTTAAGGATATTCATGTCACGCAGATCCTGCGCGGTTAATCTCAATTACTAGTCTATAGTAACGTGAGCAGCGTCATGTCCAACAGCATCAACGTAGAAGTTGTTACCATCACACATAATTCTACAACGATCACCTACTTCAGCGCCTGAAATAAATGTAACCGAGTCAACAGCAGAAGCTGATACAGTACCAGCACCACCATCACCACCAACAGCTATACCAATTAACTTGTCTTCTGTACTGTCATTAATAATCGCAACGGCATTAGATGCAGCAGCAACTAAAATAAAGTCAGCGTGCCATCCAGCACCTGCTTGAGCTACTGTTGGAAGCGTAATGTTGTAAGCACCTGAAGCTTGACTAATAGTAAATAATTTACCAGAGTCATAAACTTCTAATGCTTTAGCAACTGTAATAGCTTCAACAGGTAAAAAGCTACCTGTAGCAGCTAAAGTAATAGTTGACACAGCTGTAATATTTTGACAAGCGTAAACAGAGTTTACGTCATCAGCGATAACAATAACACCAGAATTTCTTGTCATAGCATTTGCTAACTCTTCTACAGCTCTATCTTCTTCGCCATTAGTACAAGCTACTGTAATTTTGTCATAAGCTCCTTCTCTACCATTACCAACAGCGTTAAAATAAATATCAACTGTCTCAGTAGCAGCGTAAGCTCCTCTAAAGTTTTCTACTGTGTTCATATAAGAATCATCAGCAGCATTGTGAAATAATACAAATTTCATTTTCTTTTCTTTTTTAATTAATAATTTGTTTTTGTTTTTTGGGTTTAGGTTTATGGATTATGGTTTGGGCTTAATATATAATATCACATATAAAAGTAATATAATAAGTTTTTTATTTTAACTTAAATTCCATTCCCACAAACAAGTTATATAATATGTAGTATTAGCTGTCGTGCTATCACTTTCTATAGACAATTGCACTGTATCTCCAGCGCCAATAACATTAGTGCCACTATCTAAACTTGTTGTAAAATCATATGTAGCCATATTTTGACGGCTGCATCCCGCTCCAGACTGTGTCCCTATCACACTTGGAGCTGCTCCAGTGTTAGAGCTAGTGTTTTGAGTTTCTAATCTCCACGTGAAAGTGTTACTACTAACATCAGTGGTAGCCCTAAGAAATACTTTTAATAATTTTCCAGCAACAGGAGTTAATATAGGTAAGTTTTTATTAGTTGAAGTAGAAGACTCACCTTCAGCTTCTTGCAGACCTACGTATGTTTTAGTTGTATCAATATCAGCTCTAAACATGTAGTATGTTAACTGTCTCTGTGCTGAATAATGTGCGGTGTCCGCGTCTAAATAAGCACTAGCTATAGCGGTTCCTTGCCAAACACCAGTGCCTATAGTACCAACAGTAGTTATATTAGCCTGGGTAAAATGTTCGTTTGCAGCAAAGTTATTTAAAGAGTTGTGATCTATTTCAGCTGGAACAGATGAAACTGTTATTGTTTCTCCTGAGTTTGTTACACCTACGCCATTAGCCCCTAATATGCTAAAGTCAGCGTCACCACTTGCTTGTATAGCCCTAGCCTCACCACCACCTTCATCTGTAGTTATATTAATACTAGTTATATCACCTACATGAGTATCAGCATCTGTAGCAGAAGTTATTTCTGTAACGTGGCCATATGTGTCTAAAGTTATATCTTGTATAAAAGTTCTACCACTATTATTTACACTAGCTTGCGATGAAGTATCATCATGGTTTATTGTTACCGTTGTGCTACTACCAGATGTTGTTATAGCATTACCACCTGCTATAGTTAAATCTACATTGGCAGAAGTGTCTGAAGCAGATCCCGAGTCTCCTGCTAAAGTAACTCCAGTTATATCCCCACTACCACTACTAACAGTAGCTTTTACAATTTTATTATTTGAGTCTAAACCTAAATTACCACCACTAGCTATCGTGCCTGATGAAATATCTTCTAAATAGACGTCGCTTTTAAATCTAGCTATAAAGTTTTGTATAAATTGACCTATAAACTTCATTATCTAATTATAACATCTAAATCCGTACTACCACCTACTTTAACGTACAAATTAAATACACCCCCGTCAAAATCTATTTCGTCTTGTTCTAGCTTTAGCATTGCACCAACTGGTATTACAACATCTTTAACTATATAATATTTAGTAGTAGCAGCGTTCTCCAGGTAAACTTGAGCTGTAACGCTAGCCGAGTGTACATTTGCTAAAGTCATAGAATTTAATTTTCTAGTCTTTGTGTTTATAGCTATTATTTTAACTGCTGTCGCAGAAGTAATTTTATTATAATACTGTATTACACTCATTTGTTTATTTTTATTCTACTAGAATAATATCTCTATCTTGTATAACTCTATAAAGAGCGTCTTCCCAAGAAATATCGTGTCCAGCATGTTTATCATAATATACTACATTTCCATCTTTTAATCCTTCTACAAGATTTCCGCAGGAAATTATCTCTGCTTTTAAATACCTATTGTCAACATCGGTATCATCTGTCATTATAAGTCCCGCAACTTTTTTAAGTTCTGTTTTTATATTTTTTACTATTATATATCTATTGATTGCTTTCATTTGTTCTCATGTTTGAAATTACACAATCTGCAGATATTATTGTTGATACCACACTCACTGCATTTTTAAGAGCGGACTTAGTCACAAGTACTGGGTCTATGATACCAGACTTAATCATATCAACTGATTCTCCTGTTACAACATCTACACCTAAACCTTGCTTTGGTCTAGGTGCTGTTTGTTCTAAACCAGCGTTTGCTAATATAGTGTGAAAAGGAGATGTTATTGCTTTTAGCAGTATATTCTCACCGACGCAGTCGGTTGAAATTTTTTGAGATGCATTTAATAGTGCTACACCACCACCAGATACAATACCTTCTTTCAAAGCTGCTTTAGTAGCATATATTGCATCTTCTACTCTATCTTTCTTTTCTTTCATTTCAACTTTAGAGTCAGCACCTACTTTAATAACACCTACAGAGCCAGATAACATAGCTAACCTCTGTCTGTGTTTCTTTTGTAAAAAAGGATCTTTATCTAGTTTTTTAATAGTTTTTTCTATACCTTTTTTTCTTTCTTTTAATTCCTCAGGTGTTATGTCTACTGTCAACACAGTGTTTTTATCATCTGTTATTGAAGTGTATACTTCGCCTAAACAATCAATGTCTATCAAATCAAGATCATCACCTAATTCTTCATTTAAAGCTTTAGCACCAACTAAAAAAGCTAAATCATCAACAGTGTCAATTTTAGTAGGACCAAAGCCTGGTAAGTTAATAATATTTACTTTTATATTACCTTTCATTTTATTCATAAGAAGAGCAGCTTTTACTTGTTGTTCTACAGGTGCTACAATTAACAAAGAACGTTTGTTTTTTATAACATGTTCTAATATTTTTTGTATTTTTCTTATGTTAGGTATTTCTGAAGATACTATTAATACTAACGGATTATCAAGTTCGCAGACTTGTTTATCTTTATCGGTAACAAAATGTGGAGATGTGAGTCCTGAGTCGATTTGCACGCCGTCAACTACTTCGACGTATGTCTCTTCAGTTGGAGACTCTTCCATTAACACCACACCATCTTTACCTACTTTAGTATAAGCTTCTGCTATAATCTTTCCTAGTTCCGCATCATTATTGCAACTTATTGAACTAACAGATTTGAGCATATCGCCTTCGATCTTGACAGAAACTTTATCTAGGTAATCATTTACTTTTGCAAGACCAGTTTTAATACCGTCTTTAATTTCTCTAGTAGTAGCTTCACTATTACCTACTTCTTTTAACAGAGATTCAGCAAGAACAGTAGCTGTAGTAGTGCCGTCACCTGCTTCTCTCACTGTATTT